GTCTTGCGTCACCACAATCACACCAGATTGACCAGCAGTTGCGTTGGTTGGGGCGCTAAGCGTTGAATCCTCTGCAAGCGTTAACGTGAAGTTGTTGCCAAGGCTCAAGTCCACTGCCACCGTTCCATCGGTCAAAGCAACAGGCGTTCCACGTTGTGCCTTCGTAAAGCTCTGGACTACAGCAAGACCAGCAACAGTTGTCGTTGCATCAGGCAGCGTTACGGTTACATCAGAAGTGGGGTTGCAAGTCAGCGTCAGTTCATGGTCATCAGCAGACGTGCCCTCCATCACGATGTT